TCGCACAAAATCGCAAGCCTCACATCTCGTGCGAGGATCGCTGCCGTCATTGCTGATGATAGAGGTCTTGCCATAGTTAAACGAGGCTAACTGATTCGACTGCGGTAATTGGATTGACCGTATAGATTCTCGAGTTGTCGATTGTCCACGAAGTATCTTCTTTAAGCCTAAAAATACCTGACGCGTTAGTTGTTACTAACGTTGTGCCATCTGCGTATGCAGTGCGAAGATTAGGCCATACTGAAAGCGTTGCATGACCAGAACTGTCTGAGTTTACATCAGAAAGCACTTTGTGCAGACGAACAGACGATCCTGTGCCTACTTGAATCCAATCTCCTGCAAGCAAGATTCCTGTAACGCTTGCAGTCCATCCACGCGTGTAAAGATCGGTGGTCAATGCGGTTTGCGTTCCATTTACCACAGGAGTTCCTGATGCAATTCCTCGAGCATAACGTTTTGATGTATCGTTAAGATAAAACGTTCCTGCTCTACCGTGTAACGACATAAGCCAGCCAATAAGCTCCTCGCCGTTGGCTTGATTCATTTTAGGAAATTTAATCGTTGCAGTAATACGTTTTCCGGGGAATTCATACGTTTGTTCACTCATGTCGTATGGTCCTTCCCAAACCGCAACCAAGTTGGTTGTGTTAAACGTAATCTCAGCGCTTTTAAACTGAGTTGGTAACGAAAGTGGATAAGTAATAGGCATAAGATTAAGCTCCTCCAAATACTTGACTATAAGGACCACCGCGACGTACAGATTCGGCAACGGCTGCTTGTACTTGATTGACTAAGTGAGGAAGCATTGAAGCCAAATCGCTCTTAGTTACACCCGAAGCAAAGTTGAACGATTGATTGAAATTTGTATTACTACCACCAAGCGCACTGTTAGGAATTACCGTTCCACTTTGTGAAGGAACAATGACTTCTGGACCATTTTCACCCACAACGTAAGGTTGATTCATGCTTACTGGACCACCGCTTGCTCTAAAGCCAAGCGCTGAAAACAAGCTGGTAAACAAACCACCACTACCACCACCCAATCCACCAGTAAGCATTGATTCAATTCCGCTTTCTAGCGGTTTAAATAAAAGCGCTTGAGCAATAGCTTTCTCAAGATCCATCGCAATACCTTTAAGAATTTGACTAAAACGATCACCTTTTTCGATTCCATTTACAAATGTATTGGCTAAAGACTTTGAAAGCTCATTTGCCATTTTCATAGCTTCTTTGTGCAAGTCTTGCTGCTCTTTTAACATACCACTGTAATCATCGTAAGCCATTTTCTTTGCACGTTGTGCAGTTTGAGCATCAATCGCGCCTTCTTTTTCTAATCGATTAATTTCAGTTATTTGTTCTGCATATTTTTCGGCAGATGTGCGCGTTTCTTCAAATAACCTTAAAGCTTCCTGTTTATCTTTATTTGAAATTGGCTCCTTAAAGTCAGGAGTTCTAAATATAGGATTTTCAGTCAAAGCCCATAAAGCGTTTTTAGACTGCCATGTTTTATCAATTTCCTCTCTATGTTGTTCCAAAGCTACGTTCAACATTCCGTAACCCTGTGCTTCCATTTGTATTCTGCCTTCTGTCATCTTATTGGCAAAATCAGTTTCAGCTTGTGCCTGCGCTTTTACAAAACGTGCAGTATTTTCAGATTGCTGCATTTTACTCGCTTCGCGTTGAGCGTGACGCTCATCAATTACATTTTGTTTAGCTTGTAATTTTGATAATTCATTTTCTTCATCCTGTAATGCTTTAGTAGTAGCTTCTATGTCTTTTTGATATTTATTATATCCACTTTCCTCATTTAACTTCTTTAATGAGTTTAAAGAACTTTTAAGCATATCTATTCTGACGTTTACGGCAGTAACTGAATTGCCGAATGAAAAAATTTGAGCTATTAAAGTACCAAAGTAATTTTTTGATTGAGTAGCACTCATTCCCAAGTGCTTTTCAATTTCATCAAGCCTGGTAATGACCGCATCGCTCATTATTAAGCCCGCAGCCTTTTCCTTTTTTGCTAACTCATCAAAACCTTGTTCACCAAGTTGCTTTAATGCTTCAAGCAATCTAGGCGCACTTTTAGCTCCTAATATTTCTACCGCAGAACGAAACGCAACGGTTGGATCATTAGCGTTATTTACTGCTCTGGCTAACGCCTCAAATTGCTTTTCTGGAGCAAGCGTTTGAAGGTCTTTAACATTTAAACCAAGTTTTTCAAATGGTTCTTGTGCTGACTTAACGCCTGCTGCTGCATCAGCAATCTTCTTTTCCATCGTATCTAATCCACGAGTAAGAAGATTTATATCAACACCAGTTGATTTTGCTAAGTTGTTAAGAACTTGAAACGATTCTGAACTAACTCGAGCAGCATCTGCTGAATGTTTAAGCTCTGCTGCATTTTCAATAATCGATTTAGTATAATCTGCTAATCCCTTTATCGCTTCAACAGAAACAAGTCCTTCAAAGAACTTAGTGGCAGATTTTTGAAGGTCTTTAAAATAACCTTCCATTGTTTTAGTATGGCGCTGAACGGTGGACGATAGCTGGTCAAATTGCGCTTGGATTTTTCCAAGTTGCAATTGTACCTCGATGTTTAGTTCTCCGACTGTTGCGCTCATGGTGTTGCTTGAAGTTCTTTAGGAAATGCTTGGTTAAATTTTTGCCAGATGTGATCGATTCGATCTTCCTCGCTTTGAAACTTTGGTGGTGGGTTTGGTTTGAAATCGTTTGCAGATACCTTCGGAATATCCCGACCATACCTGTCTTTCCCACGGCGAAAGAATGCGTTCTCTAAAAAGGCGAAAAGCGAGCAAATGTCGTTCAATCGACGATCTTCTTTGAGTTTCCATTGATCGATAAGTGCAGTTTTTTCGCTTTGTGTAAGGCTGAGGTATTCTTCCGCGCCAACATCAAGTTGAACACGGAAGAAAGCCCAGTCCTCAATTATGCTTTTTTTTCTACGTCGGGCTGAAGCGCCTCCTTGACGCATTGCAGTACCGCTTCCAATAGCGTACCAGCTTCACCCGACTCAACCGCGTTCGCTAAGTCCTCTGGATTTTCAAATGGACATTTAATTGAGCAAGCCCACGCCCAGTTTACGAGCGTCACAAAGCTTTTGTTTGGCTTCCCAAATTCGGAAAGGTCTATGTTAGATCCGATGGACTGTAAGCGATACCTTGCTCGCCCATCAAAACGAAGGGCAAGCTTGGTTTTACCTACTGTCACCGTCACGGGTTCGGTGATTGAGGAGATCATGGCGGTTTATATTACGATACAGGAGCAGCACCAGTTGGTGTTAGTTTGAACTTCCAGCTTGTTTTGCCGATAAGTTGTTGTGCCATGTTGGTCACTTCAGCGACTACGGCATTAAAGTAAATTGGTGCGGTTGGATCAGCAGTTTTAACGATCTTAAACTTCTGAATCGAATTTGTGCTTCCGATTAAGAATAATTGACCAACGTCTGCTGATACTTCGTTGAATTCACCTGTGCATTCTGTCCACATCTTGACTCCAGAAGGAATCATTTCACGAATACCGTTTGCGGAATCGTGTGATGTAACGTCAACAGGTTTTTCTGCGACTAGATCAGGAGGAGTAATGTCCACCAATCCTGAAATTGTTGAATAAGCAGGAGTTCCAAGGCTGGTATTCCAAACCGAAAGGCTTACTCCGAATGTTTGTTTTGTAGCTGACATGATATATTAGGTTTTGATTGTTATTGGATTATGTACTGCAAAGTGAAATCGGTCATGGCGCGAAAACGTGCATCAGTCGTAAAGATTTCGGTTTCCACGCGGTCAATTGTGCTTATGTGTTCGCAAACCGCGATTTTGTCGCCTGTTGAAAGCATAAATGATTGTCCGTTAAGCGCTCTAATTATGCTTAAACGTATTTTTTTAGCTAAAGCTGCCGTTGAAGCATACACATCAACTTGTATGCGAATCGTTCCAAGGCCATCTGGACCATCGTGCGCGTAGGTTTCATTCCCTGCAACTTGAGTAAGGATAATGAAAGGAGCAGGAACGCGTTGTGGCGCAATATTCCAATAGATACCTTGTGAGTATTCAGCAACGGTTGGAATAGCTTGTATGTATGCTGCTAGGCCATCTTCAATCATCGTGCTGCCTTTCTAGATTTTACTGCTGCTTCAATGCGCATTCCAAATGTATCGTTAAAAGTATTAAGCACCTGCTCTTTGGTTGCTTCCCATGCTGGACGCATAAATGGATGCGCAGGCACGGCTAATGGTCCAATTGTGTTTTTACGTCCTTTTGTACTGCGTGGAGTATTGTGACCAAATTCCACAAGATGAGCGTAGTTGGCTGGCTCATTTAGATTGCCTTTTTTAGTTCTAAACGTGCCTTTACCGCGAACTGGTCCAATTACCGCCAGCGTTACACCAGTCTTATATTGGCGTATTACCCACCCGATAGACCGTTTTAAATCGCCACTGTCAACTGGAGCATAGGAAGCTATTGCCATTACAAGCGGACGCACGGCAATTGTCATTGAATCCGATGCAACTTCTTTGCTGATCTTTTTAGGAACTCCCTTAAGCGCGAGAGTTAGATCATCCATGCCTTTAAGGTTGAATTCGATCATTGCTTTTTCTCCGCTAAGAATTCTAGGAATTGACGACGACCAACTTCAGAAGGCATACCAACGATCTGGTATCTTACACCTTCGCACTCGCAGCGTTCTGCTCGTATTAAGTCAGCATTGTAACGTACCGTGAATGTTGTAAACGCAATGTCGATAAACTCACCAGCAGCCAAATACTCACCACGTTTAGAATCTCTAACATCTGCCTTCATTGCCCATACCGTAGTAAGCTCGACAAACTGGTTCACAGTAGCACCGACCTTGTTAGAATCGGGATTCTTAACCAGAAATGTAAGCCTGCGGTCAGGACGAAATGGAGGAATGTCGGTCATTTTGCTAGTGTTAGACGTATGCCTGCCTCAATTGCATAGAATACAACGCTTGCTGCTGCTGAGATCGCTAAGACAAACATCGTAATCCTTCCTTTATAATTATTTATGATCGCATCGTGTTTGTTTACGCGACCATTTGTCTTTTCAACTTGTGATTCGATGCGCGCTAAAATTGCGTCTTGCTGAGTCATTCTTTGATCCAGCCTAGCAAACCATGCATCACTTGAATTGAGGTTTACGTCCATAATGTTTAAGGTTTAAATCCACGTTTCTGCATGGCTGACATTTCAACCATGTGTGCCATTGCTTCTTTGGTAATCTCGTATGTGCCATCGTTGTTTGAAGTAATTCCACTGTCTTTACTTAACGCTGGCGTGAATATCGGACTATTATCGGCAAGGCGTGCATCTCCGTAGATC